TCGGTTTCAACTTTATCACACAGAGTCATGACTACTTCCGTCAAGTATTATATGCCCAAACTGATTTATTGTCAACCTCGGGTCTTATGCGGCTTTAGCCAGATAATCAGACACCTGCTTACCAGTAACCATGTCACCGTTACGCATGGTGTACACTACTCGGTAGTTACCACGCTCACCACCCATGAGCATATCGTACTCTTCGGTCTTACGCTCGACCTTGGAGTTCATGTACCCATACTCACCATTCTCAACGGTGCGATTAGCAACCCAACGACCACCGATCCAACGCAATTCAAACGGGGTCTCCCACTCCTCACAGACTACGGCGTCATTATCAAGGATTGCGTAGTCAACAACATACTCCTCATACATATCGGAACGGGTTTCGATCAGAGCCTTAAGGGTCGGGATACCGTAGTTTGTAACTTTGAGAACCTGAAGGGGAGTCAGATCCGGGACAATGAACACCTCGCCACCCTTCATCTTCCAGTAGGGTTCAGCAACAGTACCGTAATTTTCGCGGACTTGAGTGTAGATTGCGATCTTCATATTTGCTCCGTTGTTTAACTGTCTAAGACTATATTATATGCCCAAAATGATTTATTGTCAACCTTTTTATGCATTCCAATTGTCGCCGCGGAAGTAAGATACCTGCACTTCTACCGTGCCGCTACCGGGGTAGTAGTTCGTGTTAACAACAAACCCATCAGCCTGCAAAAAAGCTTCCAGTTTTACACGGATTTTAGAGTCACCAGTATCCACATAAATCATAGACTTTTTGCCATAGGTCTCATTACCCACAGAATTCAACTTGTTTTTAGTATATTTGTCGGTATTGAAAAACTTGTCAAGAACCACGAAAAGATGCTTTTTGGATTTCATTTGTTACTCCGTTTCTTTACTGTCAATACAAGTATTATATGCCCAAACCGATTTATTGTCAAGTTTGGGCAATGTAATACAAAGTATTACTTTTTATCACAGTATTCAAACAAAATCCACTTAGCACGATTCAGAGCCTGACGGACATCCTCTACAATCATAAAATCGTAAGAACCACCGTTGTCAGAGGACAACATTTCCTGACAATCACTCATGATGCTAGCAGCCATCATTGCAGGACCACTATGACGGAAAGTAATACTTTGTTCTACAGCCTCACGCATTTCAGCCTCAGTCACACCGTACATACGGATTTCACGCTTTTGAGAATCACTGAGACGGTCATAGATTGCGGTCATAAAAAGCTCCGTTAGTTAACGATCAATACATGTAGTATATGCCCAAAACGATTTATTGTCAAATTTTGGATACAAAAAAACCCGCAATTAAGCGGGTTTTTTAATTGTAAAATTAATTACTTTTTTGTAGATTGATTGCTTTGGTTTACAAAACCATACATTCTTTCTGCGGCTTCTAGGATCTTGTCTAATCCAGGAAATTCTGGCATTGCTACAGTAGATACAAGTTGCCCAGTCTTTTCGTCGCGCTTGGCTGAGACTTCCCAGCCTGCATACTTGTACTTGTACTCTTGCTCGGCATGTTCTTTAGCCAATGCTAGAATATCGCTACGAATTTCGTAACCATTCTTGTTAAATTTAACTTCGGGTAGTTTTGGTGTAAATTCTGACATATTGTCTCCTTGTGTGTTAATGTAGTTTGATTGTATATTCAAATACTAGATTTTTTAAATCTTTCTGGGAAATTTAATCTTTCCCATTCTTCATCACTTACTGGCCACCAATTATTGAGGTTTACTTGCTTTGCTGTTACGATATTCATATATCACTTCCCCCCAAGAAACCATAATCTCATAAAATTTTTTAAATATTGTCATATAAATGAATCTTTCTTTCTTTGATATTCTATTGTTAATCGTTCTACATCTATAATATCTTTTGGATTATTTTTTAATATATACGATTTTAGTTCATACCCATATGTCCTAATAGGAAATAGGTGTCTGATAATTTCAGCCAACACTCGCATTCTATTATTTTGCCTTTTTAGACAATGAATTTGTGGTGTATGCTGGTATAATAGATTTGTAACCGTTAACAATTTCATCAAAAAATTGTTTGCTAGTAAATAGCATACCCAATGATGTTACTGTCTGGATGCTTGAATCTACAGCAGCTTTAGTATATTTGGTTTGTGAATCTACAAATTGATTCAATGCTGAATTGATACCTTCATGAGTTACGAAAGTGTCAACAAATTGTTTTTTAGAAGTCTGAACCGCATCGATTGCGGCATCGGTAAAAGCGTTAAACATAATAATTTCCTTTTCTGTGTATGTGTTTAATTGAGTTTTTACAGAACTCTAACTGTATAAGTATTTATTGGGACCGTAGTCCCAATAAAGTGCGTCTTTTTAAGAAAATTACTTCTTAGGTGCAGAAGTAGCTGGTGCAGCAGCAGGAGCTGCGGGAGCAGCAGCTGGCTTAGCATCAGCCTTCTTTTCTTCTTTCTTAGGTAGCTTCATGTCCTTCTTTTCTTCAGCTTTTGCTGCAGGAGCAGCTGGAGCAGCAGCCACAGCAGGTGCAGCTTTCTTTTCTTCTTTCTTAGCTGGTTCAGCAGCAAAGACACTTGTTGCCACCAAAGTAGCGATTAGAGTAGCGATAGTTTTCATTTTATTTCCTTTTTTAAAAATGTGACAAATGTTATTTGTCTATATAATATAACGCCTGAGGACGCTATTGGCTTACAATAATTTAGCCACCTCGCCCACTTCTTTTAACCATAGTTGGTCCACCAAACCCTTTACTTGGCTTGGGAACTTTCTGGGTCTTAAGCTTTCCCAACACATGCGGTGCATTGGATTTTTTGGCTTCGTTTGCTAAATTAATGAATGGGTTTTTACTTTTCTTTTCTTCGGTCATTTTCGTACCCTTACAGATTCTAAGTAACTAGTTATATCACCATATAAAGATACTAGTACAGCAATCTTATCATCATACAATCTAATAAAAAGTCTTGCATTAATATCTTCGTTTTTATTTAATCCTATATAGTAGGGACATTTAAGTTTTCTGCTACAGTTTATTAGAAAACTATGCCAGTTGTTCATATTAAGTGATTTTGGCAAAGGTAAATCAAAAAATTGTATTTCTGCTTTCCTAAACATCTCGTCACCTATCATAGTTAGTCTTAAACCTTCAGTCGATTTAGTATACCACCAATCATTTATAACTCTTTGTAAAGGTTCTGATGGGATACTCAATTCATAGAGAATCTTTTCAGTAATTATTATTTTAGTAGATTTTTTTTCACTCAGCATTTGGGTATACAGTTGACCCGTTATTCATAAACACTACAGTAAACTTAGTAGTTTTAAATTGATTATTTAATTTTCTACATAGATTTCTAGCATGTCCAGGATTACTAAAACTAGTTTTTTTATATTTAGGTGTAGTTTCGTTGTCCAAATAATGTTGTGATTTTAAATTTATAGGTTGCCCGTCAAAGAACACTGCCCATATGCCAGCGGCTTCTACTATTTGATCACACTTGTATGTATTTTTATCAACTAGTTCAAGTAATACTTTTGGCTGAGACCTAGACATTAAAATTTACCACCTACTATTCTAACTTCGATTTCTGTATCATCTGTTTTTTTAATATTCTTTAATTCATTGAGGTCTGCTAATAATTTAGTTAATTCGTCACGCAATCCCCTTGCTTCAACAATAGGTAAGATAACATCTCTTCCTTGTTTGCTATCCATGTAGGATATTTTATCAACGAATTTTTTAATATAAATCATCTACTATTTATCACTTCTTGGGCTTCTAATTTTGTTTTAAATGGCCCCTGATAGGGATATCGTTGAACAAAGATATATTTTGGACAAAAAACTACTGATTTTTCATTACCTTGTGTGATTGTAAACCACCCTGCAACATGATAACATTTACTTTTGGGAGATTTAGTAAACACATGCAATCTGCGTTTAACATCTAAAATAGAATTATATACTTTATTTGTGGTCGGAAATTCACCAAACGGATTTTCAGGTTGATTAGATTTTTTGATATGCTCAAATTCAATATTAACCTGTTTCTCAATTGCTTTTGTATTTTTAAAATGAGCAAAATTTCCGTTTAGTTTAACATCATACCCAGAGTTGGTGGCAACAACATTGCCTACTTTTTTATCTCCGTCAGTTACTACCCAATACTCACCTTTAACGATGGGTTTAGCAATTAGATTCATGTTTGTTATCCTTTGTTAGTTCTACTACAAGCAAAAATTGCTCGTAGGCTTTTTTGACTGCTGGCACAGTCATTAATTTTTCTGCTTCTTTAACTATAGCTTGTATACCCGCCTCTGCAATGTCATGTGCGCTTTTAATGCTTAGTGTAGCTAAGTCATCACCAAATTCTTTCGCAAGTTTATTCCATGCCTTGCGTTGTCCTTCGGTCAACATTGTTCGTTGCGGCCGCATTTCACTGGCTTCACGAATTGCTTTGTGCATATCCTCTTCGGCAATTCTAGCCGCTGCAATCAATGCAGCATGATTAGGTTCTATATTATATCGCCGTGATTGTCCACCAGGGTAACACATTACAATATGTGTACCTTTAGGAAAGGCATCCAATAGAGTTTGATCATATTCGTATACAGGTACATACTTACGACCAACTTTTTTGTAAAAAACTTCTTTCATTTTTTCAACTCATCCCATGCGAATTCTTGCTCGGTAATAAATGCAACAGGTTCAATCCAACCATTATTAATACATTCACTAATAATCATTCTATAATTTTTTGGACATTTATTATTAATTTGAAATCCTGCTCTTGGTGAGACAGTAAAGCCATCAGTAACGATAGTGAAGCCACGATCACCTCGTTTAAGTGTTTTAATTTTAGTATTAGTTACATTTACTTTAAACATTACCAACTTTCTACATCAGTTATGTCTACCGATGTTTGATTTTTATCAAACAAATCAAAAGACACACTAATCACAGGTCCTATGCCATTTGAATTATCACATTTAATAGTAAATTTGTCAACCTCTTTAAAATGTTCTACCATTTTTATTAGGTCATTAATTTGTTTACGGTTAAGTGTAATTGATTTCATTTTTCAATTCGTCCCGTGTATGGATTGTTTAACCATTTAGCATACGCATCAGCTTGTTGACTAATCTTCTCCAATTCATACTTACCGCAAAACTTCATAAAGTGAACTCCAACTTGCGGGGTAGTTGTAACTCTTATGGATTCACGAATGCGTTGGTCAATTTGATTTTTAATGTCTTGTGGTTGTGCAGTCAAATCAATAAGCATACGGTTGCGTTCATAGTCATCACGCACACGGTGTTCAACTTCATTATGGTCAACCCACTTTTGCAACATGAAGTTATTCCAATTGAAGCCTTGTTTTTCACGATCCTCGAATGCTTCACGAATACCTACACTATTCTTAGTACCCTTTTCACGCACGCCGGGATATGCACTAAACACATTATCACCACCATCACCGCGAATAATCTTTTTAAACAACAAATACTCGGGTTTGTCTTCCATGAGTTTTTGTTCTTTAGTTTTCTTATCAATTACTGGCTTGCCATTGTCTTTAAAATATCCATTGAGTGTGACCAATTCATTTGTGACTCCGTTATATTGTAGGACATTCTCACTAATGAGTTGAACATAATCACTGTCAGTAGAAATAATGTAATGCGTATCATTAGGATGTAGATGAATAAAACGGGCGATCAAGTCATCAGCCTCAGCCCGTTCATGCCTGAGTACACTAACATTAGTTTTTTCTTTAAGAAATGTAGTAAACTTTTCATAAGTATCCCAAAACATTTCATTTTCTTCTTTTTCAGTTTCAGTGATTGACATTTGATCAACCACACGATTCTTTTTGTAAGGCTCGTATACATCCTTACGCCACGATCTACCTTCTAAACAAAATACCACATGGTCGATACCGTGATTACGAACAACCATGTTAACACTTGCTAGTGTAAGATGAAGTGCCATACCAATCTTTTCCCATGTGTCACTATTGCGACTTGCAATATGCCGAGCACGGAAGAAAGTGTTTGCGGTATCAATGAGTGCGTATTTCATGAATGGACAAATATATAGTTTGATAATATGCGTATATTATACGACTATTTTGCATTTTTTGTCAAGTTTATTTTTTTAACAAATACCCAAAGATATATGTTATTCAAAAACAAACAAATTTTGCACAGATTTAGGTATAACACCTTTTTTAAAGTGTTTAGTATTTGTAGGATCTTGTATGTTGAGATAAGGTAAACGACCAAATGACATTTTGTATTGTTTTGCCAACTCACCTTCAGCCCAACCAGTTGCCTTCAATTCGTCACTTTCGCAAACATCTGCATCAATCATTCTTTTGGTCACATCCCAAACTGCAATAGTTACATCATTTTTATTGAATGATGCAGGTAACAACCCTTTTGGAATTAAGAAATTTTGAATTCCGCCCCAAAAATCAGCACCGTGCGAACTGCGCACATGTTCTTCCTCCCATCCTGGTAGCCAACTTAATTGTCTGGTGATTCTTTCGCCGACTTGATGTTCTCTTTTATCACCAAGATTAGGACAACTCATTCCTACTTTTGAAAAGTCGTATGTTAGGGGGCCAGGCTTAAAGCACATGCCATAGACATATGCCTTTACGATTCCATTGTTTCTCATACTTGCATAGATATCTCTGCAATTTTTTAATTTTGAACATTCAATCACAAAATCTGGTTTTAACAAATTAATATTTTGTAACATTTAACTCACCTCGGTTCTTCCATCACCCAAATCTTTAGCTTTAACTACTCTCATATCTCCAGTCATCGCTCTATTCTCAGGGTCGGCCTGTTGTTGTTCATATAATTCAAGTGCTACATTTCTACATACTGTTTGAAACCATCTATCAACTATAGTTGTATCTGTGTCGTCCTCTCGTATCTTATATCCAGATTTTATTAAATTTAGAACAAATTTATCATTCCAATCTAATTCAAATGCACCAGAGTTAATGTCATTGGGATCTACTTCCATGCGAATAATATTAACATAAGGCTCTCCCTTTTGTGTGGCAATTTGCTTAGGGGTTAATTCAGCTTTAGGTTCTTTAGATTCTTTAGGTTTGCGTGGTTTTTTAGGTTTAGGAGGTTCCTTGACCTCCTTAATAGGTTCTGACTTTTTGCCAAATAGTTTATCGAATAGTCCCATATTTTTTCTCGTAAAGTTTCATACTTGCAAGGTTCTTAGCTTTGCTTTCACACATAATATCAAAGTTATCATTGAATGTCAATGCCCAATCGTTGACTGCATCGTTCCAGTAGTAGTCACTATGGGCACGAAGTTTTTGCCTATTGTGTCCACTCTCCATTAACGCATCACGGGCGGGACGCTGGTCACGGGCGTGGCCAACAAGGCAATCTTCCCTAGATACACTGTAATGCATAGTAGGACGAATACCACGCCAACTATCAATAACCTTTTTAACACGGTCGTCAGTAGGTTCAATGTATTCTCCACAATGGACCCAATGGTGATGTATGTCCATAACGATTGGAACCAAGTCTGCAATTTCAAGAACTGTGTGTAAATCATGTGTCATTTCCTCGTTTTCGATTGTGAGTGTGTTTCTTGCTTCGGGGGTAAGTCTTTTGTAGGCAGATCGAATACCTTCGGGACCGGCTCGACCCGAGATGTGGACATTGATTTTAATGTCCTGAAATTGTTTACCGAACCCCATCCAACGGGCCATGTCAACATGATATTCAAACTCCTCTATACTCTTATTTACTACCTCAGGACGATCACTTGCAAGAACTACAAATTGGTCAGGATGAAAACTTAGACGAACATCATTTTGTCGTGCAGTTTCACCTAGAGGAGCGAACCAATGTGCTAGTTTGTTTTGAACATCAGTAGACTTCCAAAAGTCACGATAATCTTCATGGGTATAGAAACTAAGCATATCACTAGTGATACGCAACATACGCAATTCACGGGGAAGTGTAGCAACCTTTTTAATAAGATTGTGAGTATTCATAATGTTGGTCTTAGCAACATCAATGATTTTGTTCTCAACTATAGAACGATTGTTGCGATTAGCCCATGCTAGGGTAGTGCCGCCAGTGTTTAAACCCTCGGCACTAGCGATTTCACCTTTTTTATTGATTTCTGCCCATTTGCAGGCAAAGCCAATACGCTTAACAGTCATGTCGAAAGAATGCATATAAAAGTCCATAGTGATAAATATAGTATATAGTGTAGCATCACACTCAATTAAAGTCAAATTTTACGGAATTACTATGAAAATCAAGCATTTATTAGAAGGCACAGAGCCAAAACTACCCGGTGCAGTATCCGGAATACAGATTATGACACCTCAGCAATTCGTTGCTAAGAGTGCAGCAGGCGAAGAACCTGGACCAGAAAAAGATGTGGCAGAAGGCAATGATGATCATATCTGGGGACCACAAGGTCGATTTGCTGGAGATTCTAAAGTAGATATCGGCGGCGTTACTATGAAGCGATTAGCAGCTGGTGAGAAAGTCAAGTATGATGGTATCCCAGTAATAGTGAATTCAATTCACCCAAACGGACAGACCTGTGAGGTTGAGGATAGGAACGGTAAAGTGTATCGTGGTGTTCTTGTTCGTGATTTGACTCGATTAGGCCAAGGCATGGCGGAAGGTTATGAACCAGGTGACAAGATTACTTGGTATCATAGTAATCATCATCCTGAAATTGAAGGCACTGTGGTTGGGTGGAAAGACGGTCATCTTATTGTTAAATCAATTGACCCAACACCAAGAAACACTGAAAAGACTGTGGCAAAGTATCGCGTTCCTAAAAATAATATTTTGAGTCATAATAAGCAAGGTGTGGCGGAAGGCTATCACAATAATAAAACAATAATCACTGAAGCGTTGATTGCACAAAAGTTATGGGAAAATGCTGGTCGCAAGTTGATGGAAGCACAACTAACTGCTGACCAAATTAATCAAATCTTTCAACAAGTAGAACAAGGTGCTACTGCCGCTGGCGGTAATCGCACCATGCTTGGTAGAGGCAAAGATGCGGTAAGTGCAGTTAACAAAGCATGGGAAAACTTAAAGACTAAAGTTCAGAATAGCGGCCCTATTAAAGGTGTTGATGCTATGTATGACAAGGCTGCTGAACAGTTGAAACAAGCAACTGGTGGCGATCAAGGTGTAATGAAGTATGTTCAGAAGTATCGTGATTTTGCTAAAAAACATCCAGTAGCACAGAGTTTGATTTATTCAGCATTGATTGCTGCCGCAGGCATCTCAGGTGCTGGCTTAGGGGGTGCAGCCGCATTAGGCTTATTTAAATTAGTAGATAAGTTGTTGCAAGGCGAGAAATTTAGTAGTGCCGCATACGCTGGTGCTAAGACTGGCGCAATGGCTTATGGTGCAAGCAAAGTTGGTGATTTGGTCAAAGGACAAATGGCAGCAAAAGCTGATCCCAGTATGACATATAAACCTGACATCATGACACCTACTGCTGGTCAAGGTGCTGGTCAATCAGTGGACATGGGCGGATCTTTTGTCTCGGCTGCAGAAAATCCTGGCGTTCAGAGATTAGCTAATTGGGCTGTTAAAAACTTTGATATGAACACTTACGATTATGTTCCTAAAGGCATGAACGTTTTTGTTTATGATAAAGCAGGCAACTTGGTGCAATCAATAGCATCTGATCCTAGTATGCGAAAAGCAGGTATCTACACAGGTCAGCAAATATTGGATGTTATGAAAAAATCTGCAGGAGTAAACGAATCCATCAACTTATCAGAATCTCAACTCTATTTAATGATTGGTAAAATTGTTGAGCGTCAGCGCAAACTTGACGAAGGTATCATGGACACCATTAAAGGCGCTGCCGAAAAAGCAGTGAACTGGGCTAAAACTAAAGGTACTAACTTAACAACTAAAGTTACTGCTGATAAACTATTACAAGCATGGAAAAAAGCCGGTAGCCCAATGGATAGTTTAGATGTTGCTAGTATCATTCAAAAAGCAGGTATACCATCTGCCACTATTAAACAAGTATATGGTTCAATGAAGATACCATTCGCCGGCGAACCAGGCGGCGGAGCTATGCCTCAATCAGCCAAACGTACACAACAGGCAACTCCTGCATCGGCTCCAGTGGCAGCACCTGCAAATAAAATAGCAGTTCCTGCTCAACAAACAACTATACCTCAAGTAGCACCTGTAGCTAAAGCAGCCGCGTCCACAACACCTCAAGGTTTTAATGCTAGTAATGTAATGAAGATGCCTGGTATGGAAAAGTATGCTAAACCGGCAGTTGCAAAATCTGCGAACTCTAGTAGAGGTCCAACTGGTTACGCCAGTGTGAGTACTACATTCAAACAACCAGCAGTAAAACCAGCAATGGCAGAAGAGCAACTAGATGAGTTAAAGTGTTGGCCAGGGTACACAAGAGTTCGTGGTGTTCCTGCTGGTGCTCCCGGAAGTTGTAAAAAGAAAACCAACGAGGAAGGTGTGGCGGAGGCAACCAAACTTCCAGCGCAAACCCGTGATCTAAAGGGTGATGAACTAGAAGCATATTTGGATCGTATTCGCAATCAAGAAAAACAAAAAACAGACAAATATAAGATGCCCTATATTCACCGTAGTAGTGTGTTGGGATACTATGATGAATCTGGTAAAAAATACAATACTGATGCTATCAAAGCCGCATTGAAAGAAAGACCAAAAGCTTTATTGAAGAAAAACGAAAAAATGAAGCACAGTGACGGTGAGCAAGAACAATTCTTTAATATTGGTTTTGCAGCATTGACTGGAATAGCACTAGATGAAAATACAAATGAGATTATTATAGTAAACACATGTCCAGGAGCTGGTAGTTGTAAAGTAGATTGTTTTGCAATGAAGGGTGGTAAGATACAGTTTCAAGGTCCATGGTTAAGTGATGGCCGTATTCTTACATATCTATTAAATAATCCAGATGGTTTCTTTAGTCAATTAAAATCTGAAATTGAAAAAGAAGAACTAAAAGGTAAGAAGGGTGGATACAAAGTAAGTATTCGTTGGCATGACGCAGGAGATTTCTTTAGCCCTGAATATGCAGGCTTGGCGTTCAAGTTAGCAAATGAATTACCCAATGTTCAGTTCTATGCTTATACGAAAATAGCTGGTGTTGCATTAGGTCAAAAACCTGACAACTTTATGATTAACTGGAGTGAAGGTGCTCATACTTCACAAGAGAAACAAGTTAAAGCTGCTGATCCAAACTTAGAAAGAACAAAGAACAGTCGTATTGTTCCAAGTAATTTATTCTATGATTTGTTAGTTAAGGACGAAAAGAAGAACTTAGTTAAGGGTGCAGAAGGCCAATGGCAAGTTATACCTGACAAGTTACCTGAACTAAAACAAAGAATAGCAAAAGAATACGGCATATCTCCTAGCAGTATTTTAAGCTATACTGAGTGGGATCAAAAAACTCAAGGTGGTAAAAAAGAAACGCCTATTAAATATAATGTAATTATTACACCTGGTGAACCTGATATTACTGCTAAGAGTAGTGGCGTATTAAGTACACTATTATTAAAGCATTAAAGATATTTTAAACTAAAATAGCTAGCCATTGCTTCATTATAAAATGTAAACTTAGTTTGCCGTGGGATACTTTCTCTAGTATCATAATCATATCTACCAGCAGAAAATTCAAAGTCAAAGTCATTGCCCACAATATACCCTTGGCTTTTTAGTTCTCTAACTAATTGACTAATCTCATTACTGTCTAAATTTGGTACAATAATAACTATCAAATTTTTAAAAGTTCTTCTATTGTATATAAGTTACGCATATAGGGTGACACATTTTCTAATACACTTGAAGGTAAATCACCGTTTCTTCTTGGGCCGTAATTTACAGTAAAATCCACATCATTTACTTTTTGAAATAGATTAACAATCTCTTTAACAGTATAACCTACACCATGACCTAAACATTCAACTTGATTACTGGGTTTTTCAATTGCTTGTTTTAGTGCATCACATATTTCCATAACATGTACATAATCTCTGACACATGTGCCGTCTTTACTTATATCATAATCATTGCCATGTATAGTAAACTCACCTGATTCTTTAGCGTTTATTAAATTATGCATTAGTCCGTCAGGGTTTGTTGGGCTAAAACCATCACTACCAATTACATTGTAGAATCTAAAAATAGTATAATCTTTAACTCGGTGTTGAGTACAAAACTCACGAACTACATCTTCTGCGGCTCGTTTACTTATACCATATACACTACTGCAATCTTGTGCAGTACCTGTACTAGCAAAAATAAAATTCTGTGTTTTTACTTTATTCAATACATTCATTGTACCATTGATATTAGTAATATAATATCTAATAGGCATCTGTTCGCTTTCACCTACACGAACCAATGCAGCCAAATGTATTACTGCATCAAATTCAATATCATCTGGAATAGTGAACAAACGATTTATATCACATCTATAAAATTCATTTAATGGTGCTTGTGGATCTACTATATCTAAGCCATGAACTTCATAAGTGTCTCCCAACATTTTACATAGATGCGAACCAATGTAACCTGATACTCCGGTAATTAAAACTTTTTTCATTATAATCCTTCAAATAACGCTAATCCCATTACTTCTTCTTTTGGTTCGAAGCTAGGATTTTTTGACAAATATGTATTCTCATCAGTATAGATTATACGATATTTGTGTTTATTAGTTAATACACTACGCACATCATCAATGCAAATTACTTTGCGATCTAAATCTCTAATATAATCATTGTATTTTACAGTTATACTATCTAAGATTTTTGCTGTAGAATTATTAGATTGTTTTGGATTAAATTCATTAAAGCATTCATTCCATTTATGAAACACTTGTTTTTCCATAATGTTGTAGTGCTTGATTGCTTCTAAGTTGTAATATGTTTCTGCTTTTTCAAAACTATCATACAATTGTTTTGCTCGTTCAGCCATGTTCTTTTTAGTACACTTGTAAAAGAATTCATCGTTAAAATTCTTTGTCCATCTTTGATTCTCTAATACTAGTGTAGGTAGTTGGATATGCTGCTCATAGAAAGCCATACCGTAACTTTCGACAATACTAGGATTAAATGCAATTCTACTTGACTTGATAAAGTCTACTTTTTCTTTACCAATGATACTAGTACGAATATCATATTTGACACCTAGTTTCTTTAATCGTTCTTCAAACTTTTTAGCACCATTGGGGCTAGTCATTACTTTAGCGGGAAGTCTAGTTTGTTCAATTAGTTCAATAAATAATTCAGGATTCTTGCCTTCTTCCCAACGACCAACAAACAATATACCTTCACGATCACCGTGATATTCTTCTAACAATGCTTTTTCAGTAATAGGAATAGGAAGATGCCAAGCACCATTGCTCATAGAAATTTGATTAAACTTACTTTGTGTACCAATCCACAGACTGTTGCATTCAAGTTGCTTACGCATCATGTCATTGGTGCTTGATAAGAATGGATTCTTTGTATCTTTAAAAATCTGGCTTTCTAAGTGTGTGTAACCAATGATTTGAATGCAATCTTCAAGACCCATAGTACTGGCTACTTGAATAGTTTCGTAAGTGTTGCAAACAAATACATCGTATATATTATGTTCCAATGCTTCAATAATTGCGTTACGAAAGTTAGCCATTCTTTCATAGCAAAATGTGTCACCATACATAAAGATGTTACTATGTGTTGTATATGGTAACGATTCTTTTGGTGCAACTATATTTGCTTTAAGTGACTTTATAAACTCATTATCTTTTGGTTGTTTGTCAGTAATAATATCAACTTTGATATTGTGTTCATCCATCAACTCGCAAAAACTTTTTGCAAACTGACCAATACCACCATGTGGAATAAGAGTTTGATAGCTTACTAAAAACCCTATTCGCTTATCATAAGTTCTCATCTTTTTAGTTTCCAAACAATATGCTCATTCTTATCATGCCATCTATAATCAATTACAGGATCTCCGGGACCAAAATACATTGCGTATCCTTTATATCCAAATTTCAACCAGATTTTTTTTCCTGATAGGATACAATATTTAGGCAACAGTGCAAACTTAAGTTCCCATCCTAAACATTTATTATGAAAATGTTCAATTTCATCGTAATAATATTTTTGTTGTGGCATTTTTATGTGCCCCATTCGTTTTTGAACAAAGGTACTTGAAGTCTATCACTATAACGCAATCCATATTTCATAGCAAGATTTGCAACTCGACGATTGTTTAATGCATATATGTTTTCAACTCCGCCCACTGGCATTAGATAGACAGGACCTTTAAATCCAGCCTTACGGTAAATATCAGTTACTTCTAATGCTTCATCTACATGATCGTGAATAGATACTACGAATTTTAAATATGTATATCCAACATCTTGATAATCTACTACGATATCAGGACAAATTGCATCAGTTCTTTTTTCTCCGCTGTTACTCAATTTTGGACTGACACTAAATGTCAAACTGTCTTTTCCACGGCGCTCGTTTTCTGAGTAATATTTACTATTCAATGTCCAGTTTAATAGATAGTGACGAAATTCTTTACTAAGTTGTTGAGTACCGTTAGTTTCAAATGTAAGTTCTTTTAAACTTTTCATTTTATCATTATCAAGTAATTCAGGATAACTTCGTTGCCAGCCTAACAGTGGCTCTCCACCTGTAATAACTAGATGCTCATCACGCCATTCATTATACGGCAGAATTTCCATAATTCGTTCTGTGATTGCATCAGTAGTTAATAGTGGACTCAAGTCTTTGAAACTAGGATGCCAGCTTGCATAACTATCGCAACCTGTGCTAACTAAAGGTAAATCTTTATAATCTTTAAAAGGAGTTAATACATGTGTTGTTGCAACAGTATCTGCTTCAAGACTTAATTCTCCATTAGGCATGCCAAATCCAGAACATGTAAAATTACATCCAAATGTTCTTAGAAACACGGAGGGCCCACCCATATATCGGCCTTCTCCTTGTATACTATAAAAAAGTTCTGCTATTTTTAATTTATTCATATATTATTTACCAATGGCGAATAACGCCTGCTATAATAAAACAATTAGTGACAATGTATGATATCACTATTATTGTGCGGATCAATGCAATACGGTCAGCCTCATTGTCTGAACTGCCTGCCTTCTCACCCAATGCTTTTGCCCAGATACGCCAGATATTTTTCATCATTTCTTAGCTGGTTTGGGTGGCATATCAGGAAACGATCCCCATGGTTGTCTTAGTTCATCTGACACATCATTTGGGCCACCGTTATCTATCCAGTCTTTACTGATTACAATTTTGGGATTGTTATTAACAATAATATAGCGACATAGAAACTCACTGTAATCATAGGTACCATCAGATACCCACTTAAACATTTTGAAGTCCGATTCAGAACTCATGCGAACAAATCCTCATTCCATTCGCGGTGACCCTCTCTAAATGCCATGTTACTTTGTGTTTCACGAACCTCTACACGATAGCACCAAAGTCTATCTGCTTCAACTTGACCTAGCAAGTCAGGAATATAAACTCCGTTGACATATTTGTAAAGCATATCTGCTAGACCCTCACATCCTAGTCTTGGAAGAATAGTTAGTTTAGCCATTTTTTTAGACTCAAGTAATTTGTATGTTTCAAGCTCCGGGTCATCTTGTGATACTAGCAAGGTGTGATCGAATTGATCTTCTAGTATCTTTTTAAGTTCTTTTAAACCACCGTAATCCATAGCCCAGTTACGAACATCTAAATTATCAGTGCCGAAATAAAACTTCATGCTGAAACTATATCCATGAATCAAATTACAATGGCTATCTGCACGCCATTGACGATAGGCACATGGAAAACTATCATGGTACTCTTTGGTACTCACATATTTGTATGTTATTGGTGTCATAATTTCTCCTATATTATCTTAACATAGGCAGCAGAATTTATCAAGCGGGATGATGCTAAGACCGCTAATTATATTTACCATTTTTGTTTATTGTTCTCTGTTTCAGCTACACGCTTACGCAAACTAGAACTACTAAAACTATGGTCACGACTATTAAAGATATGCTCTATACCTTTACTGATTCCTTCTTTTTTACCTGTAAATTCTTTATCACTATACTCAACTCCCAAAATTCTAACATCAATAGGAAGTATAAGAATAAGGTCAATTAAATCTTGTTCAGTAGAATATACAACTACCTCATCAACAAAACGACAACTAGATAGTTGTATTTGTCTTTCTACAATACTTTGTACAGGTTTGTTTTTTGTGTCTGGTCTATCAATCGTTGGATCAGTTTGTAATCCACAAATCAAATAATCGCAATGATTTTTAGCTTCACTTAACATTGCAATATGTCCAGCATGAAGCAAATCGAAGGTGCTAAAAGTTACGCCAATTTTTTTACCTTCTTGTTTAAGTTGACGAATTTTATTAAAGATCATAATGAGTTGTTATTTCTTCTATATATGGTGTAGGCTCAGTGTCACTAAACCCATAAGTAACTTCATATTCTTTTCCTGCGTGATAATAATTTTCAATAAATGCTGTTTGTAATCTATTTTTTTGAATAGGATCTAACAATAATAAAAATGTTAGCATTCTTTTTCTTTCATCGCCTTCTAAAAGTCTGCGCTTTTTATAGCCGATTTTTTTCAAGAACTCAGTTTTATCATCATCATTCATTGTTTAATAGTACGCCAAATAATTTGCTTTTCGTGTTCTTGTATGAACTCGTTTTCTTCAGTAAATGTGGGGCTATCTTTTAAGATACTATCCAATAGCCACTTAAGTTTGTATAACTCTTGTTTGAGCATCCACTGATTAAACCCATCATTGTTCGGACTGTGTAATTCTACACCAGTCATATAAATTTGATGATGTACTGAATTGTAATCGATTGGTTTACGAAATCCCATAATATCAGTTTCTTATTGTTTTTTATTAAACCAAGCTTTAATTTTTTGAACTAGATCATAATACCTAGTTTTATATTTGCTGTTTAATATTTCTTCAGCCATAGAAGGTAAATGCGGGCATCTACCTTGATTATAGTCGCAATCAGGGCTAAATTCTTTGTTACAAATGTTACATTTCATTGTTAATCCTTTCTAGCAATACTTAAAAATTCTGCTCTTGCTGCTGGGTCAGTTTTAAAACCACCACCTAATCGTACTGTAACTGTAGAACTACCAGTATCCTCTACACCCCTTGCAGCTACACAATAATGTTTAGCATCAATCATAACTGCAACATCCTCTGTATCTAGGATATACTGCAATGAATGAAAAATTTGTTCAGTGAGTCGTTCTTGAATTTGTGGTCGCTTACTGAAATATTCTACGATTCTATTAATCTTACTGAGACCTAACACTTTATCTTTAGGAACATAAGCAACAGTAGCATGTCCTGCAATAGTAATAAAATGATGTTCACATGAACTTTGTACATTAACATTTCTTTCTACTACCATTTCATTGTATTTCATTTTATTATCAACGGTAGTGCATTTTGGAAATGCATCATAGTCAAGACCATAAAAAATCTCACTAACATACATTTTTGCTACACGCTTGGGTGTTTCGATAAGACTATCATCAGATAAGTCTAAGCCTAATGTTTGCATGATAGAATGAAAATGTGCTTCGATTTTTTCAATCTTTTCTTTACGGTCGTACTTGTTTGGTACTGTTGGTGTTTCTACACCCATCTTAACTAGATATTCGTGTACTTTTTGACCCAACTCAGGATCTGCTTTATTTTTATTAAATGACATAGACAACCTTCCTTTGTGATGGTTTTATTTTGATATTTTGTAACCTCGTGTTACATCTATATTTATGCTTGTTTCTTTTTTCTTGATTTTTTAATTGGAATCTCGTTACTTACTAATGTTTTTTCATATTCATTGATGGCCATATGTACATCTTTTGCTAGTTGTACATCATCCCATTCTAATTCAGTTTTTCCATTTTCATATGTAGTTACTGTTAAATGAGATCCTTTAGTAACTTTAGGCCAGTTAGATGTTGATTTGCTTTTCATTATTGAATTCCTTTGATGATCTATAATACTATAAATTTACTAATATATAAAAATAAACGGGAAATTAATCCCGTTTATTTTTTAGTTAGCTTCAGTAACTTCAGCGTCAACTATATTATCATCGGATTTAGCTGAAGCCTTTTGTTCAGCTTCTTGTTTTTTCCCAGTTATAGGACCGATAGCTTTATATAATTCTGTTACTGATGTATTGATAGCTTCAACATCATCACCTGTTAAAGATTTTTCTAAATTATCAAGTGCTTGTTGAGCTTGATTTTTTTCATCTTCGGTAATTTGATCTTTATATTGATCAAAGTCTTTCTTAAAACTATTTAAAGTACCTTCAGCATTGTTTTTAGTTTGAATCAACTCAACTAATTTTTTGTCGGCTTCTTGATTTTCTTCAGCTTCTTTAACCATTTGTTGAATTTCAGCTTCAGACAATCCAGAGTTAGACTTGATAGTGATTTTGTTTTCTTTACCAGTACCTTTGTCTTTTGCACTGATTTTCATAATACCATTTGCGTCAATATCAAATGTTACTTCAATTTGTGGCATTCCACGGGGTGCAGGTGCAATTCCATCTAACTTAAATTCGCCTAGTGCCTTGTTATATTTAAACAACTCACGCTCACCTTGAGCAACTTTAATATCAACTGCAGGTTGATTATCTTCGGCTGTGCTAAATGTCTGACTTGCTTTAGTTGGAATTGTTGTGTTTTTCTTAATCAATTTAGTAAACACACCGCCCATTGTTTCAATGCCCAAACTTAATGGTGTAACATCAAGCAATAATACATCTGTGCGATCACCAGCTAAAACTGAACCTTGAATTGCGGCGCCAGCAGCAACTGCTTCATCTGGGTTCACATCTCTGCGAGGTGTCTTACCGAATAATTTCTCTACTACTTCTTGCACCTTAGGCATACGAGTTTGTCCACCAACTAAGATAACTTCGTCAATGTCACTTGCACTAACACCTGCATCCTTCATAGCAACTTCACAAGGCTTAGTGCTTCGTTGAATTAGTTAATCAACTAAACTTTCTAGTTTTGCGCGGGTCAATTTAACATTCATATGCTTAGGACCGGAACTATCTGCTGTAATGTATGGTAAGTTTACATCAGTTTGTTGTGAGCTAGACAATTCAATTTTTGCTTTTTCTGCTGCATCTTTCAATCGTTGCAATGCTAACACATCTTTAGTCAAGTCGATTCCAGAATCTTTTAAGAATTCTTCAACTAAGTAATCCATGATGCGCTGGTCAAAGTCTTCACCACCTAGAAAAGTATCACCGTTTGTTGACAATACTTCAATTTGTTTTTCACCATCGACATTAGCAATTTCAATGATAGAAACATCAAATGTACCGCCACCTAGATCATACACTGCAATCTTGCGATCAGTTTTGTCAGCTTTGTCAACACCATATGCAAGAGCCGCAGCAGTTGGTTCATTGATAATTCGTAGAACTTCTAGTCCTGCAATTCTACCTGCATCTTTTGTTGCTTGTCGCTGGCTGTCGTTGAAATAAGCAGGTACAGTAATAACTGCTTTACTTACTTCTTCACCTAAGTAATCTTCAGCCGTTTTCTTCATTTTACGCAAAACTTCTGCTGAAATTTGCGGGGGTGCCAATTCTTTGTCTTGTGCATGAACCCAAGCATCACCGTTACTTGATTCAATAATTTTATAGGGCATTAGGTCAATGTCCTTTTGAACCGCGTCTTCTTTAAATTTTCTTCCGATCAAACGCTTGGCTGCGTAGATTGTATTTTTAGGGTTTGTGATTGCTTGTCGTTTAGCAGTTGCACCTACTAAAACTTCTTCAGAAGTGTAAGCTACGATACTAGGGGTAGTTCGTGCTCCTTCACTATTTTCTATAACTTTAGTTGTACCATTTTCTACAATAGCCACACAGCTATTTGTGGTACCCAAATCAATACCAATAACTTTGCTCATAATTTTTCTCCTTTGATTAAGCAAGAATTTGCGAGTCCCTAAATAGGCAGCCCGCAAATATATTTATACTTTGTTAAAAATTAAATTGTTTAATATTTTGATTGAGTGATAAATTTTCGATAATCATTCATAGAACGATTCCACTCTTCGCCGTTACCTTCAATAATATCACAGATTCTATCTACTGTTTTATCAGTCCAGTTACTGATTTTCCCCATATTATCATGAGGTTTTTTCAACAATTTTTCTAATTTGTCCAATGCATCATCAATAGACCATGGAATGTACATACGCTCATTGTCATTTGCGAATGTTTCAGGAAAACTGCGATATGCTGGATATAATACATTACATCCTAGACTGTCTGCTTCACTTACTGTATTACTCACCCAATCTTGCAATGCACAGTTGAATACTATTCTAGAATCATTGACAATTTCATAATATTGATTTTTAGATAGATCCTCGTATATCTTTAATTTTCCTGTATTTTGCATATCATGTGTGCGTTGCATATAACTACTATTATTAGATTTTAGTTTTGAACCACTACACACTGCAAACTCAGTTGCACTATCTGGATGACGCTTAAAATATTCTTCAATCAAATCCATGTAAAAATTAGGTTGCTTTTCTTGATCCCATCGTGCTGAAAAGACTACACGGTGTTTTCGTTCAGTGAAGGATTTAATAGAGCTTACTCGCTCAATAACCTCATCTTTACCAAATGCTAGACCACTGATATTATATATTGGACAATCCCAACCAGCAATCTTCATATGAGTTACCATTTCTTCATTTGAGGCTAGTACAGCGCCATTAGAATCACGAACTAATTCACAAACCATTTTTTCATAATAGCCCATCCACTTTGACATACCCCAAACATGAACAAAATCATCAGGGTCAATACTTTGAGCAAGACACCGAACAAAAATGCGAGGACGCATTTCTGTAGGAACTTGATTGAGAATGTAGGGCAGGCTTTCAATGCCTGGCTGGAACATATCTTCAAAGTAGATAATATCTTGATTAGTAACCTCACCTGCTTTCATCATTTTAACTAAGTTCATTAATTGACTCATGCCAAAATATGATCTGCCATGTGCATCAAGCACTTGACCAGTAACGATAGCTTGATCATTACTGAGTGTTTCACCTGGTACAATTACATAATTAATACCCCTGCGTTTAAATATACGCTCGTTCCACTCAGTTAGTTGTAAGGTATACCGGGCTTTATATTGCTCTAAACCCATGTAATATAGTTTTCTCATTCTTTTCTTTCTATATCTTCTTCAATGCAAGCTTCACCATATTGAATTTCAATAATACGGCATGCTTCATTATAAGGATTGCTTAGTTGATGCCATTCACCTAGGGGAACATGATATGAATTATGTTTAGACAAAGTTGTTGTTGGTAAAGTATATCTGCTACTTAAAATAGATAGTACATTACATTTACCCTCAGCGACTAACCAATGTTCGTTTCTTTTAAAGTGTTTTTGCATACTTAAACTTTTTCCGGGTTCTATTGTTAACTCTTTAACTTTGCAGCCTGGCACATCATGTAATACACGATAGTATCCCCATTGACGCAAAGTTTTAGGTTGTTTCCACTCTCGTAGAATCCAACTACTTGAATTCATTTTGTTTTCACCACCGACACCAAATACAAATTCAACATCGGGTACAGTCATTTCTGGAATGTTCTCTGCTGTTCTATCTCCGCC